GTATGCTCCTTGCCCATCCCCAATCTGGGGGAATCGGCCTCAATCTACAGTGCAACGTTGGTGACACTGCACAAACGGTGTGGTTCGACCTCCCGTGGTCTTCGGAAAACTACATCCAAGCCAACGCGCGTATTTACCGCCAAGGGCAAGAAAAGCCAGTTATTATACACCATCTAGTAATGTCTAATAGCATCGACGAGCACGTCGTCAAAGTTTTAGAGGGCAAAATAAATATTCAAGATGCCCTGCTAAATGCCCTAAATTTTGCATTAGTATAGCCATGAGAACAAAAACCAAACACAAACTCAACGCTGTTGCGCCGCGCTTATCTGATGAGGATCCAGATCCAATTGAGCAAGACGACGCGGAGGGCATGTCAAATCAAATCATCGAGGGCTGGCTGCCGTGGGATCCCGAAGACATGGAAGACATCAGACACTTGATTGAAACACGCATGCCAGTCAAACAACGTTTTGTGTTAACAAGTTTTTTAGATGGTTTGTCTTATACAGAAATTGGTGTGTCAGAAAAACACTGGCGCTACCATTTTGCAAAAGGTGTAGAGTTTATTAAAAAGGAACTAAAACTGTGAGTCATTTTGTTATTGAAAGAAACTACAAAGGCTACCCAGTTATTGAAACATTGACAGGCGTTGAAGATATCGACACTAGCCAATACCCCGACATAACAACATTATGGGTTTGTGAAACAATTGAAGAAGTAAATGCTGTAGAAAGCGAATTAAGGAGAAAGCATGCACGACGCAGTGAACAAACCTAAACACTACACCAGCCATCCATCAGGCATCGATTGTATTCAGATTACTGAGCACATGGGTTTTAATCTTGGCAACGCGATCAAATATATTTGGCGCGCTGATTTAAAAGATGATGCCTTGGAAGACTTACGCAAGGCAGAGTGGTACATTCGTAGAGAAATTGAAAAGCGATCACCATCTATAGCAAACAAAATTAAAGAGGAGTGCGGCAGATGAAAAAATACACAGCGTGGGACATGGAAGATGCCATCTATAAAGTATGGCAAACATCTGATGATCTTGAATCATTTTATAAATATCATGGTGACGCAGAAAAACCAATGACTGAAGATGAAGTAGGCAACACTTTACTTGGCATCAAGATGCTACATGAAATGCGTTGCTGGCAGTTGATGGATATGCACGCTAGAGTGTTTGAATTAAATCAGTATTGCACAGACCCAGTAAAGCTCGCAGAAAGAGAAAGAGTGCTTGGGCCAATCAAAAAGAAAGGTAAAAAGAATGAATGATAAAACTGATGTATTAGATGACATGAGCATTAAAATCGAATTAACTGTTCGAGGCTTTAATGTGTTGATGGCCATCTTAGATTTACCACAACAGGCGCCAACTACAATGAAGGCAGAGATGATGAACATCTTGCATGCTCAAGTTAGCCCACAGATCGAGCAAGCCAAAAAAGGTTTAGAGGCAGCGTTAAAGGCAAGCGAGGAAGCAAGTAATGGATAATTTTATTCGCCAGTTTTTAAAGCATCGTAAATTCAGTACCAAGATTGCTGACAACATTGATGAAAAAACCAAGAAGACAACCGCAGAGCAGGAGATGGAGCACCGCCTGTTAGCTGAGGCAATGACCAAGGGTATTGTCAACGAGATGATGCCCATGTTTAGAAAGATGATGGAAAACGAGCAGAAGGCTCGGGAAGCTGGACCACCCTCAAAACCCAAAAGAACCATCATCCTGCCAGACTAGGGCGGATTGAGTCCTTTATTTGCATTAGTAGATATAGGACTCGTCGGGAGACGCTCCTGCGGGCGTAAAGAAGCCCTGCATTTGCCCAGAGACGTTTGGGATGACGGCTGGGAAAGACCAGCACCTACACACTATACACACAGGAGAAATACATGAACGCATACGAATTACGCTTTTCCGTTTTCAACGCAGCTAAAGATTTCTTAGAGACCCAATACAATGCCAACATGGCAGCTTGGGAATTACTTAACAAGACCTCTAAAGAAATCACAGAGCTAGCACCAAAATTCCCCACAATGGATGAAGTCATTGACAAAGCCATTGAAATCAACAAGTTTGTAAGCGATGCCCAACGCGAAGAAGTTTTAAAGCTCAAGCGTTCTGGCGTTAGCGTTATATTTTAAAGGTACACCATGGCCACCAAACCCGGACTCTATGCAAATATTCAAAAAAAGAGGGAACGTATAGCACGTGGCTCTGGCGAACATATGCGTAAGCCCGGCACAGCTGGTGCGCCAACCAAACAAGCATTTATTGATTCTGCCAAGACAGCCAAGAAGGCTACAGGCGGGTCAGTAAAACACGACAAGCCAATCGCTAAAACAACTAAGGGTGAAGGTCGTCATTATTTGAGCACCAAAGAAGGTGCTGGCATGACAGCAGCTGGCCGCAAAGCCTACAATGCCAAAAACGGCAGTCATCTAAAAGCTCCTCAACCAGAGGGCGGTTCTCGTAAAAAATCATTCTGCGCTCGCATGTCTGGCGTGCCCGGTCCGATGAAGGACGAGAATGGTAAACCAACACGCAAAGCAGCAGCACTAAAAAGGTGGAAATGTGGTAGCTAAGAAGTCACCCCCAAACAAAAAAACATTTACCAAGGAAATGGCTGAGACCGTTTTAGAACTAGGTAAACAGGGCGCATCTCAAAAAGCCATGTACGCCGCAATTGGCATCAGCAAAGACGTTGCTGCACGCCTTAAAAAAGACGATGAGTTTTTTGCCGAGACCATGTCTATGGCAACAACCTACGGCCAAGCATACTGGGAAAACATGATGTTAGCGAACATTGACAATCGCGCATTTAATTCCCGCGTTGCAGAAATTGCGTTACGGGGACAATATCCCGAAGACTACAAAGACCGTATGGATGTTAAACAAAATATTAAACAAGAAATTGCGGTGGATTTTAATAAAGAAATCGCCGATTTAATTTCCGCCCTTAAGTCTTAATTATTTATTTTTAGGTTTTTTACAAAAAGGCGGCTCAAAAGGCTGCCTTTTTTGCATTAGTAAAGATACCCCACGAAAAATTGTAAAAAGGAAAAAATTTTGACTGCTCACGCCTTGTTATCCGCATCAGGATCAAAACGATGGATGATGTGCACCCCATCTGCCCGACTCGAGGCAACCCTACCAGAACAAAAGAAACCTAAAGGCGCATTTGATTTTTCCGCCGAGGGAACTTTGGCCCACAGCCTGAGCGAAATTAGATTACGATTGCAATTTAATCAAATAGGCCATGACGAATATGAGCGCGAATATGAGATCATCAAAACCCACCCAATCTACCAAAGTTATACATCCAATGAGCAGGCCGATTTCGAGGCTAACGTCGATAATTACGTTTTGTATGTTCGTTCTCAAATTGGTGAAGGTGATGTTCCGCTCTTTGAACAGCGTGTGGATTTTAGTGACTGGGTTCCTGACGGCTTTGGTACTGCAGACGTCGTCATCCTTTCGAAACACTCAATTAGAGTTGTGGATCTTAAGTTCGGAAAAGGCATCCCCATCCACGCCCAAGACAACCCCCAGCTCCGCCTCTACGCGCTCGGCGCGTGGTCTAAGTTCAAAGAAGAATGGCCGGACATACGTGAAGTCAGTTACACGATCCACCAGCCCCGACTTGACAGTATCAGTACCGACGGGACAAGCCTCAGTAAGTTACTCGAATGGGCCAACTACTACGTCAAAGCCAAAGCCAAAAAAGCGTGGGCAGGCAGCGGTGAGTTCCTCCCCGGCGAATGGTGCCAGTTCTGCAAAGCCAAAGCGCAGTGCAGAGCGCGAGCCGACTTCAACTCGGAGCTCGCAAGAATGGAGTTTAGGACACCAGCGCTCCTCGACGAAGAAGAAGTCGCCCAAGTCTTAAGTAAAGCGCAGAGCCTGCGTACATGGGCTGCTGATGTAGAAGATTACGCACTGAACAAGGCGATTCAAGAAAACATTATTCCGCCCGGCTATAAACTCGGCACATCAATAACGCACCGCACCATCACAGACAAAGCGTTAGCTGCTACGGTGCTGCTTGAGCATGGATTTAAAGAGCAAGATATCTTGGAGCCAAGCAAGCTCAAGCCAATTACCGCGCTTGAAAAGCTCGGTCCCAAGAATCACATTAGCAACATATTAAGCAGCTTGATACAGCGCCCAGAAGGATCACCAAAACTAGTGCGTGTCAAAGAAACCGCAAAGGATGATTTCGCATGAACGCATGGTTAATTGGTTTTATTGGTTGTGTGTACACATTTGTGGCAATTCAATTTTTTATAAAGGGCCAGATTGGCATGGGCATCTCGTTCTTAGGGTATGCCCTAGGTAACGTAGGCCTCGTTATGGTGACATTACAATTATAAGAAGGACACCAATGTTGGTTAAATACAGTGATTCAGAGTTTGAAGTACCCGACATTTTAGTTAATAAATTCTACAAAGATTTTGATGGTTTAGTAGGTGGCAAAGAGCGCGAAGGCGTGCACCAGCTTAGATTGCACATTGAAGAAATTACTGATATGATCTTCGAAGAGCCTGAATTATTGGAAGACAAGGGCATTCATGCAGACTTTATGAATGCACTAGCGATGCGGCAGGCTTTAGCGGCGCATGGTATACTGTACGACGCGTAGTAAGGGAAACGATTGGGGCCCTATAAATCCCATCACTAAAAATGTAAAAAGGTAAAAATCATTATGGCAGTTAAATCAGTAAAGACCAAGTTTGTAACTGGCAAAGTTCGTTTCTCATTCGTTCACGTATTTGAACCAGCTGAGACATTGAACGGTTCTTTGAAGTATTCTGTATCAATCCTAATCCCTAAGTCTGATAAAGACACAATCACCCGTTTTAACAAAGCATTCGAAGAGACTAAGCAAGCTAACGCTACTTACTTTGGTGGCAGCGTGCCTAAGAATCTTAAAGGTGGATTGCGTGATGGCGACGCGGAGAAAGATGATCCAGTATACGCTGGCCATTATTTTATTAACGCTAACGCTGGTGAGAAGCCCGGTATCGTTGACGCTGATCTAAATCCAATCATGGACAAGGAAGAGTTTTACAGCGGCTGCTTTGGTCGTGCGTCAATCACCTTGTACCCATACGATGCAAGCGGTTCCAAGGGTATCGCAGCAGGATTAAACAACGTCCAGAAATTAGAAGACGGTGAGAAGTTAGGCGGAGCAACATCCGCAGCAGCAGATTTCGCAATTTAAGTAGTTTAGTAGTACAGGGGAGTGTCCGTAGAAACTGCGGCCTCCCTTTTTTATCAACCCATAACC